GCAGGCGTTCGACATTGAGCGGATGTTAGCGGACCAAATGTCCGCTGCCGTCGAGGCGCTCACCCGACAGGTGAAGACGTTGAGTGAGCATTTTGATGTCGTCAACGTTGTGGCACAGCCAGGCAACCATGGCAAGACACGGGCAAGTGGCGTGAGCAAGCAGGCCAACATGGACCTCGTGACCTATCGGTGGATTGATGATCGTATTCGTGAGTCGGGTTTAGACAACGTCAACTTCACGACCTCCGAAGCGACATGGTATCGCACCTTCCCACTCCGGGCCGGACAATGGACCGGCTTCTTGACCCACGGGCAAGACAGCCACAAACACGTCGATTCCACAGCGGCCTCACAGGGCCGCTGGCGGGGCTGGCTCAATGAGTTCGGGTTTGATGTCGCATACCGCGGACATTACCATGAGAGCCGTCGTGAGGGCGTGCAAAATGGACCTATGGTGTATGAGTCGCCCTCGCCCAAGCCACCAAGCGAGTGGGTGAGCCAAATCGGCTATGGCGGTGTCGATGCCCCGGCTAAGCGCTTGGCAACCGTGCACGGCGTGAACGATAGCAGGCCGATCACCTGGGAGTTTGTCATTGACGACTCTGGCATGGGCGACACGCTTAGCGAACACTGATTAGCTGATACGCAAAGAATAGAACGCCCCCGCCACGCGATAACGGGTGTGTGGCGGTAGTGGATGAACCCCGCGTTTTCGGCCCGTTTCCGCGGGGGGACTTACGGGTACACTTCGGCGACCTTGTCCTCGACGGCGTCGTGCGCGCCCTCAAAGAACTTCGACACGACCTCATCGAGCAACTCCGAAGAGGCCACCTCATCGCCCTCCGTGACGTATTGGTGCGCCACCTCTTGCCCGACAGCGACAACGTCGCGGGTGTAGGCATACGTGCCCGCGCCGGCATCGGCGTAGCCGGACATCTGCCGCAGGCCGGGCAGGATGATGTTGGCGTAGCGGGCCGAGTCGGTGATCATGTACGGGTCATACTCCCGCACCACGTCCTCCAACTCCAAGCTGTCGTGCCCGCTTCCGTGCACGCGGACATCGCCGTCAACGTCGATACCAACGAACTCATCGTAGCCCCAGTCGTATGCGTGCTCAAGCACGACATCCATGTTGACGACGTGCATCACTGCACCTCCACGGCGCCTTCGCGGAGCACGACATCAAAGCCGTCAACGAAGCCGTCAACGGTAGCCTCGCGGATGGCGGTCATGGACGATTCGTCGTAGCGCGCTTCGTCGTACTGCTCAACCATGAAGTTGAGTATGTTGAGCTTCGTCTGCGCCTCTGCCTCGCTGTCAAAGTGTTCGCTGCGGTTGTCGGGCGCGGACGTGACCTCCACGCGGTGTCTCTGCGCGCTGCGTGCTGCTGGCTCATCTATATCCGCCCAGGCGATGATCGTCCACGGGCCGCTGCCGTCTGGCATCTCGTAGCGCGGCTCATCCCAGGGGTTGCGGTACTGCTGCGGAAACTCGGTTCGGTGGTGGTATGGCATGGTAGGTGGGGGTTGTACCCCAGGCCCGCCGGGGGGAGTCGAACCCCCCGTGCGCCAACGCGGGCTTAGCGAAACAGCACGATGGTGCTGTCGTCGTAGCGCTCCGTTTCCGCCGCGACCAGGAAGCGGTGGTCGCGGATAAGGTGCTCGACAAGCAGGCCCTCTGATGGGTTGCGAACACGGACGAACACGTCCTCAAAACGGTCGTCGCGGGGCTTGCTCACAACGCCGCCGGCCTCGGGGTAGTCTTTGCACAGTGCGATTGCGGCGCGCCAGGGGTCTTGCATGGTAGTTGCCATTGCGTTTCCAAGTACGTGATGGGTTGTTATAACTATTGTGGGTTTGAGTGGGACAAGGGTTAACACACTCGGTCCCCTATGTTAGGTGTGGACCGCCGCCGGGGCGGACACCGGCATCGCACTCCGTGCGTTTGTCGTAGTACGCAACCAGACACCAAGGTGACACAATGACAACTTCCAACAAGACAAGCGGCAAATGGACCGTTGTGGCTGTATGTACAGACGGATCGGTAACCAGCCCCATCGGACGATATGACTCCAAGCGTGATGCGGAGTTGATGGCTAAGCTCAACAACAACACACCGCTCACGCCCCGACACGTTGACCGCTATGAGGTTAGACGTAATGAGTAAATTGGATTACCACTGTATCGTCTGCCAAGAATATTCCATGAGGGTAGAATCGGACGGGAAGACCCTGCGCTGTGTCCTTTGCGGACACGAAGCAAGGCTTGGACCGGCCCTGTTGGCACAGAGGTTTTCGACATAGCGCAACCGGCAGTAGTTTAGGCGGTGCAACTCGTGTACAAGTACGACGTGATCCGCGGGCCTACCATCGTGTACGTCTGCGACGACTGCGGCCACCGCCTCGGCAGGTACAAACTCGCCAACGGGCGGTACCAGTATCGCTGCCACGACTGCGACGACACGTACCACCTGCACTACAAATACAACAAAGTCAACAAGCACCGCGTCAACATGTGGGGCGAGTGAGGGTGATCGGCGCCATTATCGGCGTCATTGCCAGCGGGCTGTTCGCTCTGCTGGTTGCGTACATCATATACGCCCTGTTTGACGCCCTGTTCGAGATAAGCAAGCTGTAATCCCACACCTTCCCAACGCTTTTGTATTTGCCTATCCTAAGCAGCCTGTATGACACACGACAACTCATACGGCGACTGCATCATCTGCGAAGAGTGCATTGACGACATGGATTACCCCGAAGACAGTTGGTACGTGAGCGCCGATCTGTATTCGACGTACCGCCGCATTGACGACGGCCCGACCGGCCCCATGTGCCTGTACTGCGTGGAGTCTTTCGACAGCTATTCCGACACGCTTGTTGTCACGTTTCCGGACGGCCTCAAGGCCAAGTACGAGTACGATGACGGCATCATGTTCGACCACTCAATTTACACGCGTGACTTTGTTGAGCCGGGCGACATGCCCGCTGGCGTGTTTGAGGCGGCTGTTGACATCATGGCCGGCTCACGGTGGGTGAGCACGGACGCGTGGCGGGGCTACTCGACCACACCCGGCAGTGCTGGCGACTGGGTCCGTGTAAAGAACTCATGGCACAGCACCATGGAGCGCACCGACGTGAGCGACCTCATCAACGCCCTAAGCAACGGTGAGGCCGGCCTCGACTTCCCGGTCATGGTTGTCTATGCGAAGACATCCAACGTCATGTCGATGGGGATCGAGATATACGCCCCGGAAGAGCACGTCGAGGACATCAATGCGCTGTTCGACAACGCCTCTGCACGTCTGGCAGGTGGTCGGTTCTAAGACTGCCGCTCCGCCTGCCGCCTGCACCGCTCCAACGCATACCACATCTGCTTTTGCTCGTCCGTCATCAACCCCCACACCTCTGGGAACTCGTAATCAGTTGTGTTAATCACGCCCGCACCAGGGTCTTCCGTTCGTTGGGATGCACGACAAAGTCATCTGGCCGGGCAAGGTCGTCGGCCATATCAGGGTCATGTGTCGGCGCCTCTTCGATCAACTCTTGCAACTCTTCCAAGGGCACGGGGTCACCGCCGTAGTACGGGTTTGTCTCTTTGACAAGCCACTCACACGCCGCTGTCGTGCGGTTGTCTAACCGCCCGGACCAATAGAACGTCGCGTCTGGGTACTCTATCACATAGCTTTCCTCCCTGGCGGTGTTGAGCACGGCTGCGGTTTCCGTCCGGGCTATGCGCTCCGCCTCGAACTTGTCTAACTGCGGGGCGAATGACATGAGCGTATCACGCATGCTGTTGATCGTCCACCCATCGGTGGTAAGCTCCTCCTTGAACACGGAGCGAAGTTCGACCAAGTCGCGGCTGGGGATTAGGTCAAAATCCGAAAACAGTGCCCCGTCATCTATGGCGTCGCGGATGTACTGTTTGACGAACTCTGGCACCTCGCCCCCCGTGGTTATCTCAAGCAGCTTTGTGTCCTTATCCATGTCGAAGCTGCGTTGGTGCATACGCAGCATCTGCGCTTCCCACGGCTCAAGCCGCTCGTACTCTTCCTCCCTAACGTTGCGATTCGACATAGCCTTGGGCATACTGCATTAGCTCAAGCCGGTCATAGTCGTCCGGAAAGATAAACAGGGCCTCTTGCACCTGCCCGTCTGTGTATGTCGTCGGCAAGCGGTTTTCATCCTGCCACTGCTCAAAGTCGTCCGCGCCGTCTTGCTTCGACAGCAGCCAGAGGCCAAGGCACAGCGCGTGTGAGTTGTCCTGGTAGCTCATAGCATGCCCACCATATCCATCTGCGCCTCGATCAACTCGGCGTGCTCCTCCACCCACTCATCGCCCTTCTTTTCGCGCAGTTGCTCAAGCAAGCGCTCGTTCAATTCGTCAATGCTCTCGGCGTCTGCGTCACTCATGTTCTTTGGCACGTCTTCAACCGCACGCTCTCTTGACTCTTCCTTCAAGCTATCCCAATTCGTTCCGTCATAGTACGTATTGTTATCTTCACCCTCCGGGTCGAAGTGCATGTGCAACACGTCAGGCTCGTTGAACCTGTCGTAGTTCCACCGATCATCGGCAAACTCCCGGTTGAACTCAATCCTGCCGGTGACGCGAAAGCCCAAGTCACTGTACAATTCGTACAGGTACCCGTCGTAGCAATCCAACGTCCGCCCACCCTCTTGAATGGCGCGGCGAATGAGTATCGGCGCGTCACCCTTCGTGTCTCTGTTTGAGAACAGGTTTTGAATGTCGCCTTCGGGGCTGATTGATATGCCGGCCTGTCCGTCTGGCGACGTGAATATCTCATGGTTTTCCAACTCCTCGGCGTCGTGGATTGTCAACATAGGTGCATAGTCCGGGTTTTCATCGACAAACTGCCTCACGCCAGACAAGAACGTCTGCGTGTCTGCCGGCTCTGGCGTAAAGTCTGCCTCCGTTGCATCTTCTTCTAAACCTTCGCGTTCGGGGAACTCTTGATCGACCGTCTGGCTGATTGTGTCGAAGCGGGGGTCACCCTGGTACACAACCTCATCTGTGCGCGTGTTACGATACCCTCGCCCGCCCCGCGGGCCTCTGTAGGGCACCCAGTTGGCGTCGCCCTCGGCCATCTCCTTACCACTGCCCTGCCACTCGTATGATGTCTCATCATCCTCTATCGGCCCACCTTTGGCCCACGTGCGGCAACTTCGCGCAGAGTGGCATTTGAATTTGTGCATGTGGCAGTAGCCAAGCCTGCCGTCGTCGTCGGACGTGGGGCCAGGCATGCAGTCATCCATCCGGGGGGAAACGTCAAATGCAACACAGTTGCCACACCGAGATTCTTTGGCCGCCTCTGTAGACGTGGACCAAAACTCGGCGATGTCGTCCCAGTACCCTGCAGGTTCATCGACATTCAACGGGCCGTACTGTATGTGGTCGGCCTGTATCGCAGCGTTGCGATTTTGCGTGTTGAGCCTCACGTCCTGTGTCGGTGACGGGCACTGCATCTCTGCTAACTCCTTGCCCTCTTCGCTCTCTTCATCCACGTAGGCGGCGACAACATACGGCCCGTCGATCATGTTGATGATACGGTCGTCGCTCATCTCTTCCCAGTCGTCCGCCGGCAAAATGTCCGTAAACTCCGCAGGAACGTCCGTACCCCGCACCCAACGGGCTTGCTCTTCGTAGCGGTTGTTCTCCGCCAACTCGTACAGGATGATCATGCGGCGTTGCTCCGTGTACATCCCACCGATAGGTAAGCCTTGCTGCTCATGGTATCACGTCCGGCATGGCATCCATTCCCTCTTTCCTGCTGTCCGCCTCTTCGTAAATCCTAACAAACTCCGCGGGGACATTTTGCACGTCGCCACTCTTTGCTTTAGACGCTGCGCGATAAAATTCCCTTTTGAAGTTAATGTTGATATGGCGCTTGTTTTCCTCGCTTAACCCTTCCGCGTTGATGTTATCCCTGTTGTTGTATATGTCAACAGCCACCTGTTCCATATACCGACCCGGAGAGGCCCAGTCCGCGGTCATCGCCGCGACGGAGGCATCTCTTCCGAAAAAGTCGTGGTCGATAAGGACAGCTTTCCCATACCTTCCACCCTCGGTTCTAATCACGTTGTTTTTGTGCAGGTCGGAGTTGCCGAGCAAACACCCCACCGCAACAGGCTTGGCTATCCCCGGCGGTGCTGGCTCAAACGACTTCTTCCGCGGCCCGCCTTTGCGCTTTTCAATACCTTCTTTGACGACATATTCGCGCCCCGTTTCCGGGTCTGTCGCACGCTCGGTCTTCGCAAACGCCCCAGGCATCATGGAGTTGCCTAATCTGGCCTGCACCACGTTTCGCTGCGCCCTCCGTTCCCGCACTTCGTCGGTGTCACCCATGGCGTCAACGGGGGTCAAGAAGTCTCTGCTGCCGTCTTCGTAGTAAATGATCTCCATCGCGTGGCCGGTCTGCCCGCCCTTCATATTTCCATATTCACGCATCTTCCCGCGCTCAACGGCAAAGTCGAACGGGTTTTGCAACCGCTCTTGCGTTGGCACGTCTTCGACGCTGTCGTAGCCTTCATACCGTCGCTTGACGCCAACGGCATCTGCCAGGTTCATGTCCTTCACATTCCCCGACTGTGTGCGGACAGAGACAACTGGGTCTGCCGATCCACTTACACCGTTCTTATCAATGACATCTCCGACAAGGTAGGCGCCGTCGCCCATCTCAAACGCAACCCGGTCCATGTACGTGATAGCATCCGGAAACGGCTCATCAAAGCCGGCGTTGACTGCGGCCTGAAACATGTTGCTATCGGGTTCAAACACATCCAAGTCGTTGTCCTCGGCGATGTCTGCAAGGTCGCCTTCAATGATAGATGATTCCGGGCTTGGGATGACGTTGGCGATGTCCTCGGCGGGAACGACCATGTTAACATACTCGCCGTTCCGGTTTTGCACACCGTACACATGGTCGTAGTTGTCCGTCGCCCCCGTCACGTTGATTTTTAAGCCGTCGCCCGTCTCGACTATCGCACCCTCAATCAGTTGCTCTTCCACGTCGATCAAGTCTAAGCGCTGTTCCAAACTTTCAGCAGGCGACAGTTGCTCCGCCTCTTGCTGCCCCTCTTCGTCCTCGCCGTCGCCTTGCATGCCGGGCTTGTTTTCCTGATACCGCCTCTCGCCCGTGACGGTGTTGTACCAGGCTTGCTGGCCTGTGTCGGTCTGGTAACCCTCCCACTGTAGCGTGTGCGCCACGGCCAACTCACGCCCCTCTGCTTGCTCTTGCTCTTGCTGATAGCCCTGCATCGTTTGCCACATGTCTTGGAACCGCTCAATCGACTCTGTGAGCAAGTCCGTGCGCGACATGTTCGTTCCCGGTGGCCCGACAGGTTCGCCCTCCGACGGCTTGCCACCGATACCCGTTCCCGGTTCGTCGCCTTGGAGATAGAACAAATCCTCGCCGGGGGTCCACTCTTCAACCTCATCCAACGCCACACCCACCTCTGCCTCTTTGGGATAGCCAGCGCCGTTGAACCAGCTAAACATGACCTTTTCCACAGGGATGTCGCGCTTCAATATCGCGCCGTTCCCGTATGGCCCATCGGCGAAACCCAACGTCACGCCAGGGTTGATGGTCCACGACTCAATGGGCCGGTGCACGCCAACGTGTGAGTCGCTTACCTCTTCGTTGTAAAACTCTGCCTGTTCGCCGCGATAGACGGTGATCGTATCGCCGAACACCTGCCGCAGGGCGTCTATGCTCTCTTCCCTGTAGGCTTCAAGTTCCTGCATCAACTCAAGTTCGGACTCATCAAACTCCCAGTCTCGTTCGGGGGGCATGGCGTTCGGGTTGACTCTGCGGGCAAGCGCGTTCGTGAGCGCCATCACTTCGGGGTTGCTCCGGCCCGCCCCGACTGTGAGGTTTTTCATCTCATACTCGATGCCGTAAAACATGTCGTCGGCCTTTTCGGGGTCATCGGGGTAGCGCAGGTCGAGGCGCTCAAGCATGTAGTCGGTGTAGCTCCCGCGTGTCAAGCCCATCTCCAATTCTTCGCCCTCAACCTCAACGGTGATGGGGAAATCCTCGCGTAGCAGGCTCTGCAGCATGTCGCCAAACATGTCTTCAATCTCCTTTTCCCGACTGCGCTTTTGCGGGCCGGACGGCTCACCCGAAAACAACGCCTCGGCTATGCGTTCGGGATCGCCGCCTTCGGTTACCGCCTGCTTTAATTTGTCTCTATCAAGCACACCGTACTCGACCATTGAGTCATAGTCGGCGTCTGTCAACCCGGCGTCATCTGTGTCGTTGCCCTCTTGCGCTGCGTCCTCGGTCGCCTGCCCGCTGCCGGGCATGTTTTCCTGGTAGCGAATGTCGCTGGGGTTGTTCGCGTCCTTCCACCCCACCTGCACACCCTCATTGTTGTAGTGTGGCACCCACTGCTTGCGCTGCAGGGCCTTCATCAACCTGTCGGGGATGTAATCTTTGAACTCATCAAACTGCTTTTCGTAGTTGATGAGCCGCATAGCCCGCTCTCTCACGGCTTCTTTTTGTTCCGGCCCAAGGGTATCAGGCAACGGTACTTCGCCCTCTGCGACGCGCACAGCCACCTCTAAGCCGCGCTTAACGAACGGGTCGTACCCGATGTCGCCGCCTGTCTGCACGTTGATGAACCGGATGGCCTTTTGCCCTTCGTATTCCGCGTAGTCGTCACCGAAAATCAAGCCGTCGTCATCCGAAAACGGGCCGCTGTCGTGGTCGATCAACACCGCTTCGTTGTTGTCGTTGATGATGATGTTCCCGCCGTGCACGTCGCGGTTGCCTGTAAGCCACGTCGCGGCCATCAAATCAAACACAGAGTCGAGTATGTCGGGATCGACCTCTCTGCCTTCCTCCCTGGCTTCAACCACAACATCCGTGAGCAGCGGGCCGTCAATGCCCTCTTTGACAATGTGGTCCTCGCCGTTGTGGTACACGATCTCAACCTTGCACGACTTGCCGCCGAACAACTCCGTCAACTCCGGCCCCACTTCGTTGTTCGCCCGCGCTTGGTTTTCCTGCGTCAACTGCCGGGTGATGTATGTGTTATGCGCCGACACGGGGACGGCAAAGTCACGGCTGCCGTCCGGATAACTCAACACGGACATCTCATCCGCGACAGACGCGCCTGTCGTAATACCGGCCTCGCGGGCGGTTTGTGTATCAGATGCTAAGCTAAACGCATTTTGCAAGCGTTCTTCCACTGGCATGTTCGCTATGTCCGACTCACGCCGCGCCTCCCGCTCTCGCATCTTTTCGTATTCGCTCTTGCCACCACTGCCCGGCTCTGTCTTTTGATAGCGGTACTCATCCCGGCTTGGCGAGTACCACCTATCCCGCGTCTCTGGCGTGGGTGATCGTTCCCAGTCATCCAACGTCAACCCCGCAGAGGCTGCCTGCCTGCCGACTTGCGCAAGGTCGTCATCTTCCACCTTCGTTGCGATGACAGTCGGGCCGTTGTATCGGTGCAGCATGGCGTCCTCCTCCTCCATGATGTCAACCTCAAAGTCATCCTCGCCGTATGTCTGTTCGCCGTCCTCGACAGTAGCGATATGTTCCGGCGATTCCGATGTGACATCGTAAATGAGTATCATACCACTATGTCCCTGATTAACTGCCAATGCTCACCGCTATTGATATATCCTATCATTGACTCAACCGCGTCGCGTTGATCATCTGTCAAATCATCCGGGGAGATGCCCTCCGCCTCTTCGCCTTCGGTGAGCCACGCTTGCATCTGTCCTGCTCTGTACTCTAACTCTTCGGACAGTAAGTACGCGGCTTCGGCTCTTTCAGCCTGCGCCTCTTGCGTGCTGCGGTATCCGTACAGGTAATTCAAGTGAGTCTCAAACTTCCGCGCCGCAATCTCCATCACGTTTTGGGGGTGCTTTGCCGATAACGCCATATCCATGTCAATCGTTTCGTACCTGCCGTATTTGTAAAACACATTGCGTTGGTGCGTGTCGGAGTTTCCAAGCACAACGTTTGCCGCGATGTGGCTTGCGTAGTTGTCTATTGTGTCACGTTGATCGTCGCCACTATCATGATACATCTCCAAATGCGTCTTCAAATCCACGCCGTGCGATTCCTCGACGGCCAGGTATTCGCCTTCGACAAGGTGATGATACGGAGTGTCCTCGCCCATGACACCCATAAGCTTTGACGCCGTCGCCGCATTGTGCGCTTCTTCGACATGGAATTTTGCAACGTGTTTTATCTCCTTTCGCAAATTCGTAATGTACAGCTTGTCACCTCTATTATTTTCCGCGACGTACATATTATCCGCACTTATACCGTGCATCTCTCCCTGCAGCATTTGCCGAAGGTTGCCAAATTCCTGGTAGTTGTTGACGTTATACTTCGGGTCTGGCACGTCATCATCCGTCACGTCATACGGCGTTGGCCCCGAAGCAAGCCGGCTGTGCACCTCGCGGATGTCCGCCTCTGTCCCGTGTTGTTCAACCCACGTGTAAAAATCGTCTAAGCTGGTTAAATCTTCATTTCCGGTTACGCTGCGGATTATTTCTTTTATGGCGATATGTCCGTTCCATACCTCGCCCTCTGTGTATCGCTCCGACGTGTCGATCTTCGCACCGGGCAGTGTCTGCTGCTCTTGCGACTCATCAACGTCACCCGGCTTTTCGCCGTAGGTGACTTCGCCCGTCTCGACGTTTTGCCAGCCCTCGCCGCCTCTGGGTCCGCTGTACTTGACCCACTGCGCAAGCTGTATGTCGGAAGATGAAAGTTCAAGCTGCTTTTTTAATGCACGATACTCTGCTTCGTGCATCTCCATTGGGCCAAGCCGTGGCGCGACTTTGCTGCTCTCAAATGTTGGTTCCTCGAAGTTAAATTGAACCATGTCCTCGCCATGTTCCCACGTCTCTGTGTAATCCATGGCGCACAACATCTCCATCTCGCTGTCGTAACCGGCGCCGGTAAAGTTAGCTAATACAACCTTTTCAATCGGCATCTCGCGTTTGAGCACGATGTCCCCAAACGTCTGCGCCATTTGCGGTCTAACGCTCCAACTCTCTGCGGGTTTGTGTCCTTCATATTCGGTGTATGTGTTGCCATCGTCATCCGTGACCGTCTCGGTGTCCCTCGGCTGTAGCCAATAGCGCTCCTCTTCCCCGCGATAGACGGTGATCGTGTCGCCGTACATCGCCCGCAGGGCTTTGAGCATGGGCTTGCGCAAATCCCGAAGCATATTCAACAGCGTTTCATCCGGTGGGTCCAATGCTCGCTCTTGCCCCTCGCCGCCGACCTCTCTGGCGACCGTGTTGAACACACTCAACGATTGCTTATTGGGCGAGTGTGAGCGCTGCTGTGCTTCTATATTGGCGTACAGCCGCTTGATGTCGTGCTCTTCGTAGCCTTTCGCTCTCAATACATCTTTGATTGCATCGCCCCTGCCCCCCCGCCATTGGTAGTCTTTTAGCCTCCCATACGGTGTAAACTCAACCTCATCACCCGTGTCAAGGGTCACGCTCACACTAATGTCATCATTCACATCATTCCACAAACGATTCGTGTGCCTGCTCACATTCTTGTGGTGTATCTCCGCCTCCCGGCGGTTTGCCTCCGCAGTAGGTTTGGAGCCACGTATCTCGGCGACAGTGTCGTACAGGGCTTTGACTGTGTCTTCCGGCGTCGTTTCGGCCAGCGCGGCAAGTGTCGCGGATGTGTCAAATTCGACCCTATAACCCCTTGTCCGGGGGGGGTCGCCGATCAATTCGCGGGCACGCTGATACCCCTCGCTCTGTGTCTCTTCGCCGCCATCGTCATCTCCCGGCTTTTCCTCTTGATAGACCTTTTCGCCGGTGATAGTGTTTATCCACCCTTCGCCGCCCTGGGGTCCGGTGTACCTCTCCCACTCATCAAGCCGGTGGTGCTTGGCTAACAGCCGCAGCAGTGGGTCCTTAGAACGGGGCACCGCCACCACCCATGCCGCCGCCCATGCCTGGCTGTTCGGGTTGTGGCCGTCCGTATTCGTCCTCAAGGTCGTCCTTGGGCGCCAGGTCTAACCGCTCTCTCACCTCGTTGCCCGTCATCCAATCCCCGACTTGGGAGATAAGCTGGGCCATGTCTTCCTGGCTCTCCATGGGGTCCGCGAACACGATGTTGATGTTCGTGTCGGGGTCGAAGTTCGTTGTCTGCCCCATGATGGGCTTGATGACCTTATCGACAATCTGCCGGGCAAACTTGCGCTGGTTTGCTGTAATCTGTAATTTAAGAATCGACATGCGTATCTCCGCGGGCATGCCAGAGCCAAGGCCATCGCTGCCGATGTTCGCAGCCTCAAGCGGCATGCCCAAGCTTGCGGTCAAGTTCCGCATGCTCATCTCTTGGATAGCCTCATAATCGAAACTGTGCGCCTCAAGCGTGTCGATCTCCACGTCTCTGCCCGTGAAGTAGGCCGTGTTCGCATCTGTCGTGTTGGGGTCGAAGATGGTCCGCACCCTGCGCAGTTCGGTGTCCCTGATAGGTGCGCCGTCCTCCCTGCCGACTTTGACGTGTCTCTGCGGGAAGCCGTGTAGCTCAATCGCCTGTGCGATGGCGTCCTGGTTCATCCGAAAGTTGTGTATCTCATCAAGGCTGCGCAGCACCTCGCTTATACCGACTTGATCGCGGGCCGACGACTGATTAAGGGTGAAGTGCTTGACCTTCGCCGGGTCCAAATATCGGCTCTTCTTGCCACCGCCCTCATCATGCGTCACCTGCTCCCACGCGATGATGTTGCCCTTTTCGTCCGTTTCGGGATAGAGGGTCCACGGCTCAATCGGGACTAAATCTGCGAACTCGCCGCCCCTGTTTTCCAATAGCTCAACGGCTCCGTATGGGTACCACATGGCGTCCTCGCCGATGTCGAGGAACAGCAAATCATAATCAAGGAAGTTTTCATCTAACCACTCCTTTAACGTCAACACCCTGCCGTCGAACGTGTCTAAGACCTCTTCGGCGTTGTCGTCAAGCTGAAACTCGTACCCCCCGCCGAAGTTGAGCAGTGCCTTGGCATGCATCAACTGGCTCACGATCCCGCCGGACTCACGGATGTCCTTGATTTCTTGCATGTCCGCTTCGGTGATTTCTTGCCCACCGAACACGGCGCGTCGAGGACCTGCTGCCTTATCAACATCTGAAACGGGTTGCGCCTGCAGCCTGCGGCGTTGTGCACCGACCCAGTCGGACGCTAACCCCCGCAGTTGGCTGCGCAGCGACGCGTCTTCGCTCATGCGATGTCCTTACGCACCCAGTCGCTGTGCTTGGCAAATGACTCAAAGATGTAGTACGCTTCGTTCAACGCGTCGGCCTTATCCATGTCCCCGTTGTCTGCGTAGTGGTCGTACAGTATCTTCATCGCCTCCATGCCGTAACGCACTTCCGTCATTGTGACATCTGTGTTCGGCTCTTGAAGGACCTGCGCGGACTCGCTCATGCCTTCCCTTTACCCGTGGGGCATAAGTTATTTGCCCTATCGTATCTCGCCCGTCAAATCATCCGCTTCGCGGTAGTAGCGATTACCACAGTCGGGACAACATCTGGCACCTTCTTTCCCTCAACCACATCTGTGATGTCGAAGCCCATGTACTCACACCGCCTGTGGGGCGACTGTGGAAGCATCTGTCTCACAGGCCCTACCATACCTACCCCGACCCGGTAGCCGCTGCAGTCGGCCCACAGACGCGCAGAGAGGATTCTGGCTCATCTGTCGTCCCCGCGTTCGTGCCTCTGCCGATACACGTCGTCGTATAGGATAAGCGAGACAAATTCCCCCGGTAGGTGTGCAACCCCGTGCGTGTGGCTCATCTGTCGTACATATCTGTTCCCTCGGCAAAGTATTCGATGCCGAAGTTGACCGGGTCCAACGCCATCGCCACCGCGTCAAGTTGGTCGTCGTGGTCGCCCGGAAACGCTGCCCACTCGTTTCTAAACTGCTTCCAACTCACCTCCTTGCCGTCAACGTCACCCCAGTCGATCAACTTCACGCTCCTATTGTTGAACGGGACAGAGAGGTTCAAAATCCTGTCCTCCTTCTTGCCCGTGGGCTTAATCGGTATCGGGTGAAGCCCGGCGTCCTGTAAATCAGTCTCAAACCACGCCTGCGCCTGCACAGCCTCAAACCGCACCTCGTTGGTGGGGTAGCCCCCGATGTGCCCCAAAATCCAATCAGCGGCCTGTGCGGGCGTCTGTCCGCGTCTGCGGTGCACCTCTGTCACATACGCCTGCGCGCGCTCCGGGTGTTCGGCGACAATCGCCAGCGCCCAATAGTCTGTATCGTTTTCCCTGGCCTTCGGCTTGTTCATCTCTATGCCCAAATCCACGCCGATGTGGAAGTACCACTCTTGGTTGTTCAACGTCTCTGCGGGTTCGTACTCCAACATATCCAATGTGAGCAACGCCCCACCTGCTTGGGGGTCGGCCAGATACTCTTGCCGGAAAATCTGCTCTGGCGTTGTCCGCATGGCCGCGTCGATCTCTTCGTTGTCGATGAACGGATTGTCGTAACTCGTTGCGTGCACGGCGCCCCAGTCGTCCTCGCTGTCATCCATACCCATGTTGAACCTATCCGAAAACCAGTTTTCACCCATGGGCTTGGATATGAGCAACGCCCCGCCGTTGTTGTCGAGGAGCATGGGCCGCAGGTCGTTGTCCCAGATTGTCTCTGGCATGTACGCAGCTTCGTCAATAACCATCATATCCACGCCAGCGCCCTGCAGCGAGCTTGGCCTGTCGAACGAGTAAAACTCCATCTGCGCGCCGTTGATTAAGGGGATTTCAAACGGTGCGCTACGCTTGGCCTGCCCGTCGATCACGCTATCAGGCAACTTTTCAAGCACCTTTTCAAAGCCGTACTTTTGCGTCTGCGTGTATGTCGGCCCCACCCACCAACACACGGGGTTGTCATCTGCGCCGTAGTCGTAGCTGTCTGGGCGTAGGGCGAAGTCCGTAAGGATCGCCGTGGCAACCTCGTTCTTGCCGAAACGCCGCCCGCACATGGCGACGCGAAACCTGTTATCTAAATGGAATATGTCCGTCTGCTTCGGACTCAAGCTCCAACTAAACTCAAGGTTCATGCACGGTAACCACCTTGCTGCTCACCGTCAACGCGTCCTCGCCGCTGTGCTCAATCGCCTGCCGCTTCGTGTACCCATAGGAGCTTTGTAAGATGAACTCGGCGCTGCTGTTAGACAGCAAGTTTCGCGCCCCCTCCGCCCGCGCGCGTTGGAAGGCCAGATAAAACGAGTTAAACGGGGAGTCGATCCCGCCGTCAACGTGCCGCTCACCCTTGTTTAACCACACTCGTAGCGTTTCTAAGGTGATGCCGCCGTAAGCTGCGATGTCTTGCTTCTTTGCGCCCATGGTGGCTATCTCCAACATGTCCTCCACGTTGTCGTCGTTCATCTTTCGGGGGACGGCGTAATCCTCTGCATGATCGCGGCAATGACCCAAGTCGGACTTGGTGCCCCAGCCCGCGGGGCGCTTGCACGTCCGGCCCTGTTCAATCTCGTACCCGCACAGGCTCATGGCTTATGTTATTTATCCACAGGACAAAAACAATGCGCATGGTTTGGGGAGATGTCATCATCCGTGTTGAGACGGTTATCAGAAACAAACTGATTGCATGGGGCTTGGAATCGGTAACGCACACAGAGGTGGAGGGAGAGTGGGTGAAGGAGCAGATTGAGGCGTTTGCCGACAACATGGGCCACAAGGTTGAGCTTGAACTCATACAGCTTGATGGGACGTACATCGCACCGGATCGGGTGCCCGGACACTTCGACACGCTGCTGTCCTTGTTCATCTATCGACCAAGCAGATACGATTGCGAAGACTATGCGATGACCTACAAAGTGCTCAACGCGTTATTTACTGGCGTGAACACTGTCGGTGTTGTGATCGACTGGTA